AAATAGCGTCTATTAAGCCAAAGATCTTTCCTTCATGAGGACGCAAAAAGCAACCTAAAAATAGATTGAACACTGGATCCCTAGGGCTTATTACGCGAGGCACTCCCCCCGGTTTAACATACTCATCCTTGATGAATATTTTTACACGTGCTATTTTATATAGCTCAGGAGTGCCTAATTTAGAGCGTTCATATGCTTGTTCATAAACTTTTCTTTTTGAACCTATGTAAAAGGTTCTCGCAAAGTCCTCCGGTAAAACCGGATCCAACTTTTTGTGGTATAACTTCATGAACTCTCGCATCATATCGTCGTAAAATGGTTCTAGCAATTTGTTGAGGAGTTGTTTAGCCATTTCCTTCCTTTCAGCCAATTTCAAACCTTTTGCTGATTGAGGTAGGATTTCCTCATCCCAGGGTTTTGGACACGGACGGAAACCGTTATCACCTTTAACAAAACATACTCTTTCCAAGAAGGCATGTCTTGTTGTTCTAGGGCCATTACCTGGTATGGCTATTTGAGGAGTGTCCCAAACTGTATAATACGTTCTGGGACACCTACTGTCCTGCCCAGAGTCACTGTTAGTCACGATCTCTACACCATCACATCTCTCTATATCTTCGAACGTGAGAGTACTGCTGGTTTCGATACTAACAAATCTCTTAAGGCAGCTTCATTCCTCTTCCTGAGGAAGGACAGATTCTCGCTTGCGCCAATTCTTCGATTTACGGTTTGATTCTGCTGCTTGGCGCCCTAGCAGTTGAGACATAGGAATAAAGAAAAACAAACTAGTGGCAAATTCAACCAAATCACCCCTAGCAACGGGGCATTGTAATGTCAAGCTGTACCATTGGTATACCCTTAACATATTGCCCTTGTACTTGTCGATCTTAAAATTTTCCGATTGTATCTCTTTGCTTATCTTCTCGATGGTCTGAATTACCCGTTGTCTCGCAGTTTGCATATTGACCTCTGTAGCATCTTTCTGCATCAGTCCAACAGCTTTGTCCTGCGCGGATTTCACCAAATGTAAGGCGGCTAATTCAGTTGGACTCAACGCATGTGCGTTCTTAGCATCTGTATCAACCAATACCTGTAAATACGATCGGTGTTTGGGTTTCAACCTGCAATAATCAGGAAATTTAAATGACATCAAAGCGTCTCGTGTTTCCTTGATCATTTCTCGAGGATATTCCGTAATCGCCATAGCATATGAAGAATTTTTGTGGCCCAGGAATCCAATCTTTGTAAGATCCGCAGCTTCTTGAACTGCTTCCTCGACCATAATCTCTTTGGGAACTTTGTAAACTGCCTTATCGGCTCTTTCCCTTTTGGGATTATGTTTACATGTTTTCCACAAATGGGATTTAGCATCTTTGCACTGCTTATGCTTACACAACAATTTCTTATTCTTTGAATTGTATGGACAATCCTCCCAAAAATGTTGTTGTGAGGTCTTGCAACGCTTATGATTACACACATTATTAGTGTTTTTCTCATCACCATCAGTGGAAGAGTCTTTTCCGTGTTGCTCATTGTTCATCCTCTCAGCTTCCTTAATGGAATTTGAGATTGTTGATGTTGAGCTGTGGGAAGCTGACAACTCCACTGTACCATCCGGATCTGCAAATCTTAAAGCAGGTGGGTCAATAGGTATTCTTCTAGGTTTTGAAACCTCAGTTTTCACCTCTTCAACGGTTGTGGTGGATTGATTAGTATCTTCCACCTTACCATCTTCTTCCCCTCCTCGGATGTATTCTGATGGTGGTGCTTCGATCCTAGGAAAGGACCAATTACACCAGTACAAGAATAAACCACCGCCGAACAAAGCGATGTATTTAGTGTCTGGTATAATTTTAGCGCATGCTTTGATGATATTATTGATAGGTAACAGCGTCCTACAAATATCATCAACTACCATCTTCTTTGTATTCCGAATTAATCTCGGTGATGCTGTCTGCAACACTCCGTAGGAAAAACTCATTAGTTGATCACTCATATAACCCGTGATATCACCAATGATATTCCCGAGATGGGCAAGGGTGTTGTAGTGCATTTTCTGCTCCAGCTGACCATCTCCCTTATGGAGATAATCTAAAGTTACTTTCATCAATGTCATTTTGTTTATTATCTTCCAAATTTGTAATATTGGAAACTATCATGATTGTGAAAATTCGTAGTACATGTAATAATTGTTTTAAAGCGTGGGAACGGGTTAGGAGCGCACGTGTTTAGCCAGAGTTGTAAATTCATTCTCTG